GATAACAGCTCTATATAGCCTAAGGTTTGGACCAATATCAGCATCAGTGTCTGTTGTTTTTAATGTAAGATTATCGTTGTTACCAGAACTTATTATGGTAACTGAGTTATCAGGAAACTCTACATTAGTGTTTTCGTCCATTGTAAACCCGGGGTATGTACCAAGAGCATTACCAAGACCAATAGTTAATTTATCAGTTGAATCATCTAGTCCTATGTGAAAGTTTTGTGCATTGCCGTCAAATAATATTTTAGCATCTTCTGCTCCGCCATCACCGATTGTTACTGTTGGTACACTTCCAGCAAAATGAACAGCTTTTTGAAAAGTAGAAACTCCTGATGAGTTAATTTCAAACACTCTATCAGAACCTAAACCGCTTCCAACACCAATCCTAAACTCATCTGCTGAGTCATCAAGTCCTACAACAAAGTCAACTGCATTACCGTCAAATACAATCTTAGTGTCTTCCGCTCCAGCGTCACCGATTGTTACTGTTGGTGTTGCTCCACTAATTAATAAACCTGCGTCAATTGTAACTCCGCTAGACGTTGTAGTGAATTTTTGAGAATTGTCATAATATATAATTACTGCACCATCATTAACACAATCAATGTATGCTTCATCATCGTCTGCATTTTTAAGACTTAAATTATCTCCACAAAGTTTTAAATTACCTTGTCCAGCATCTTTAACAAAAGAATGAGAACCATTATGAAAAATTTGTAAATCTTCTGAAGCACCAAAAATAGCTTTTTGACTATCGCCTAAAACTATATCATTGTTAAATGTTGCTTTACCAGCAGTTGACATGTCAAAAGTTACTGCTGATATTTCACTACCATCATCGTTACCTTTAATAGTTACATCACCATCACTCGTGGTGTTTTTAATTATACCGTTAACGCCGTCAAACTCTAAAGGCATTACATCACCACCACGACACCTGTTATGGTTACGATGGCGTTAAATGTAATCGGTCCTGCAAGAACTGCATGACCTACAACTTGATTAACATCAACAGTAGCATCGTGTTCAGGTATAACCTCTGATGCCATTCCACCTGATCCAACAAATAGTGGACCACCTATTTCTTCTTTGTATGCCATAGTTACTCCTTATGTACTAATCGAATCTACTCTACTAACCCAACAATCAAAACCGTTAGCTGTTCCGCTTTGCGCTTTTAACACATCACCATTTTGCATAACTATTTTAGACCCACCTTGAATTACTTCAATTGATGACGAAACTGGAACACTAACACCTTTGATTAAATATCTAGTATTGTTACTGTCACCAGCATCTGTAATAAATACATCTAGTGTGTCTGTTGTGGTTAGAATATTAGCAAAACGAAGACCTACAACCGCATCATCGCTGTCTGCTGTAAAGATAGTGGTAGCCGAATTTGTTATTCTTTTACCATTTGATTCAAAATCTTGTGCCATATTTTTCTCCTATTTCGTTATATCACAGAGCGATCGCCATCGCAACCGCGAACCCGGGTGATGCATATAATGTATCTGTGGATACACCACCAATTGTAATAGCATCTGCCTCTAATGTGCCATCTATATCAGCGTTTCCAGATATATCTAATGTAGCTCCGTCTAGTTCACCTGTAATAGTTAAATTTCTAATACCTGTATAATCTTTGTTTGAGTCTAAAATAACTGCCTTAGAAGCAATGGCTGTACCAACTGCTGTGCTACCTAGATCTAGTGCGTTAAGCTCACCTACTACTGCGGTAATACCATCAAGTACATTTAGTTCTGCTGCTGTTGATGTAACACCGTCTAGTATATTTAATTCTTCAGGTGTAGATGTAATTTGTGTTGTGCTTGCAGCTGCTAATACAGGTAATGTACCTGAAACGTTTGGTAAATTAATTGTTCTATCACCAGTAGGATCTACAATTGTAAGTGTAGTTTCGTGTGCGTCAGCTGTAGCTCCTTCAAATATTATTGCATTTTCAGCTTGCATTGTAACTGTATCTACAGTCGTAGTTGTACCTGCTACAGTTAGTTTTGGTACAAGTAATTCTCCTGTGCTTGGATTATATCTTAGCGCACCTGTGTCATCTAATAAACCATTTGACTCATTGTGAAATACAACAGGAAAGTTTGTGTTAGCTGTGCTGTCCGTAACCGTTACTGTAGATGCTAGCGTAACTGTTGTCCCTGCAATCACACTAGATAAAGCAGTGCCATCAACTGTTATTGCATCTGCTTCTAATGTACCATCAATATCTGCATCACCACTAATATCTAAAGTAGCTGCATCAAGTTCACCTGTAATGGTAATATTTCTACCACCGGTTATATCTTTATTTGAATCTGTTATAATAGCTTTGCTTGCTATTACTGTTCCGTTTGTTATTCCATCAATAAGATTAATATCTGTTGCACTTGCAGTAACTCCATCAAGTATATTTAATTCTGCAGCTGTTGATGTAATAGCCGTGCCATCGAAGTTGATAGCATCTAAATATGCAGTACCATCAATATAAATATCTTTCCATTCTTTTGACGAACTACCTAAATCATAGGTATTGTCATCGTCAGGTATAATATTAGAATCAACCTCACCACCAAATACAATGTTGTCTGTGTTAGCATCACCAAGAGTTAGTGTGCCACCATTAAATGTTGTTGTACCAGTGACTGTTAGATTACCACCAACGTCTAAATTAGCTCCTAGTGTAACGTCACCATCTGCGTCCAGGAATACAGCTTTGCTTGAAGGTAGTGTACAAAATACTGTTTTACTACCGGCTGCAAAATCTATTTTAGTTGTGTTACCTGCTGATGTATCGATTACCGTGGTTCTTGCTAGAGTGTCGGGAGACGCGTCACCAATAGTTCCAATACCTATTTCCCACGTGCCGTCTGACTCGTGTACAATAATATAATAAGTTGTATTTGTGTCACCAACACCGGTTACAAATGTCTCAAAACCAGTTGCAGCACCACCTAAAGATATGGTATCCTGTCCAGTTGTCGTTGTGGTTTCTTTGACTCTATCGTTTAGAACTAATGCCATAAAACCTTACCCCGATATTCTTATAATAGCACTACTCGTATCTGCGGCTGGAAATTGTATTGTAAAGGTGCCTGCTGTAGTAGAAAAGTCACCACCAAAATCTAACATACATACTGCTGAATCAGTAGCAAGTCCTGCTGTTGCTGCACCACCTGATGATTGATAAATGAGCGCGTACCGCGCTGTTGTAGAAACTGTTGTAAAAGAAGTGTCCGCAAAATCTGTAAACACTATGGATGTAGAAGAACTACCTGTAACACCATTATTAGTTAGTGTATTTCCTGCTGCAGTGTAACCAGAACCCGATGCATTTGTTGCTTCATTAGTTGTGTTGTAACCAGTTATAGCTGATGCAGAAACTGTTTTAGAAGATGTATAAAGAGCAAGTTTATATGTGTCTCCGCCAGATGAACTAAAATTGTGATTACCTTTTAGAAGGTGCTCTTTAAAAACATTACATATTACGTTTGCCATATTTTCTCCTTACGGGTTTACAGATGGAATTGGTATTCTTACCGCTCCATCTCTATATTCTTCACGTCGTTTTTGACCCATTTGTTCTGTTGCTAGTGTCTTGACAGCGTTTTTATAAGACGCTTCGTACAAAGCTAACATGTTATCAGGTCCTTTTAAAAATTTAAAAGCTTCGATTAGGCAGGCATACAACAATGCTGTTGGAGCATTTGTACTAACCCACGTTGAGGTAGTACTTGAAGATAATCCTGTTGGTTGAGCATAATACTCAATGTCCATAGTATAAGCCGCATTTGGTGTAGGTGCAACAATTAATGAGTCTTCATCATATGTTGCAAAGTATTTTGGAATACCTGTGCTAGTTCTGTTTGGCCAATATTCTGATATAAATGAAGGGTCTTTTTTCTGTAAAACTATTCTTTCGTTGTCTGTTAATCCACCTAGTGATCCAGATGAGCTAAATATAGACACAAATCTAATTGCACTAAATAAAGCTGGTGTTGTACCAGGCAATGTTACAAACGGCGTGCTGGCTGTTAATACAGCACTTGCATTTTTCTTATACACATCAAGGTCTAGCTCTCTATATAATCTCATTTCAGCGTGCTCTATAAAATCATTAACAATAGTAGTTGTTAAAACATTACTATCTGTTTCTGTATAATCTCTTATCTGTGTTACTAGTTCTGCGTATGTTGTCATGGTGTTATTGTTGTAGGTCCTGCATAAGCGCGGAACCCTCCTCCTCTTATATTACCAGTTGTTGCAGTATCTGTCGACACTGAGAATGTGTATGTATCCGTGTCTACCACAGTTATTGTGTAACCTGCAGCTGCGTTTATATTTGTGTTTGTAATACCATCAAAACTAAGGGCGTCGTAAAAACGAACAGTGTCACTTGTTGATCTACCATGACTTGGTTCTGTTACTGTAATTGTTGAAGAACTAGCAGACCCTGTTTTAAAAGAATCTGTTTTTAATAAATTAGGTGCTGCTGTCTCTGTTCTATCTGGTCTAGCATCTTGTAGAGCTTGTGCATCAGCTTTATGTGGTCTTGGTTCTAGTTGTGGATGTTTTGCTTCAAACTCAGAACTATGCACAAACGAACCATTCCATTCTTTTACCATTTCGTGATATGGAAAAGCCATACCACTACGATCTGATATAGCTTTTGCTTTTCTTCCTGTTGCAAAATTAGACATGTGGGTAATACGCTTTCGGTGTTATGTGTGTACTTGTAGAAGAACCGTCTTCTACTAATGCACGATTTAATTCATCTTCGTAAATCATTTTTAATTGTGGAACTAGTTCTGGTTTTTCTTTTAACGCTAAATAGTAAGATAAACCTGATACCATGCAAGGTACAAAACGGTAAGGAACATCACTAACGTTTGTGTAGTCGCCTGCGTCCTCTATTCTTTTTACATAATATAAATGAACTTCAGAACTAGCAGCTGTAGCGTCTGGTGTTGGGTATACACTTACAGTCACACGATCGATAAAACGTTGCACGTAATATTGTGTTGGTTGACTTTTAGTTAGTTTGTTAGATAACGCAGAATATGTTGACCTGTCTATTTTTGTCAATGCTACATCTGTTTGTGATGTAGTTCCTCTGCTTGTTCTGTATGTTGCCTCAAGTACATCGTCCATACCAAAAATTGTAGAGTCTGTTTGTACTGTTGTTGCCTGTGCTCTGTTAGTGTCAGCTGTGTCGTCTGCCGCACTTCTAAAGAAATGATATTCAGCTTGTCCTTCAACAAGATTTATGTTTGTTGATTTTAGCTCCCAATAATGCAAACCTCTATTGCCCCATTCTTGAAACATTATGTTTAAAGAACGTCTAGCAGATTTTAATCTGTATCCATTAAGATCTTGAACACCTAATCTTTCGTAAGCTTCCTCCATTACCTCATCAATATAGAAGGTCTTATCGAACGTTGCTGTTCCTGAAGTAGTGTTTGGCATATGCTACTCCCTATTAATAAGTTTTAATCCACTCGCATGTAATAGTTGCACTATCATTAGCCGTGCAAGCAGGCATAACTATTATA